TCAGAAGTTACTGAAGAACTCAAAAGTAGTAGAGCAGATATTGAGAGCGCAATTGGAGATAGTGCCTCAAACGTTACTGGAATTCAATGGTTTAAGAATAGTCGGAAAAATATCAAAAGTGAACAAAATATTCTTTCGGCAGGCAAATTGGCGGCGTCAGTAGCCATGGCGGGTTTCTTCATGAAGTTTTTGAAGGAACGCGGGTATTTTGGTGCTCCTAAATTGGATGAACCTTGGCAGAAACGAGCGAAGGATATTTTTATTTTAGTTGCTGGCTGGATTGCCTTAACTTTTGGTTTTCGAGCCATGATTCGTGGCTTTGAAGAAGCCACAGGGCAAATAACATTATGGGTTAAAGATTTTCAGATTATAACATTTATGGCCAAATTTTTTGGTTTTGAAGTTTCAGAGGTCACTACTGCTGATATTGACCATCTAAAACAGATGGTTTCTGAAGCCCCAAGTGTTGTTAAGAAAGCTGAACAGCAAGCTAAAGAGAAAGAACAGGTTGAAGTTCTTGTTGTTGATCAACAGGAAAGTCAGCTTATGTTTCCTTCTGAACCTGATCAATTACCAAGATTGGAAATTGCTGAGGAAAAGAAAGTGCCCTTGTTTCAATCTATGATGGCACCGATTGTGCGTGATAAGGAAGGAAATCCCGTTCCACCATCGGCCTGTCGACCCGAAAGTATTTCAGATGATTCTGAATTGGGTATTGTTGATTTTCCGGGTGGAAAAGTTTTACGCATTATGGAGCAAGGAGTAAATGATTGCTCCACTTGTCGAATGCATTTGAGTGGTGTTGCTCGTGAAGTTCATGAGAAGTCTGTTCGCCATCAGAATGCTTTAATGATTATGTCTGGCAAGCATGTTGGTAAAGCATGTAATGTGTGTAATTGTTTAACAACAAACCCCCACGGCCATGTTTTGGGGCGAGTTCATTTGGCTTCTATAAAGTATATTGCTCCATATGTTTCTGATAAGAAAAAGAGTGAAACTTGGCCTTTTCATGATCAGGATAAGCAAGATGGGTTATTGTTTGAACTTGACCCATGTGCGTTGGATAGGTCTTTTGTTGATCAATACAAGTGGCTTGGTGTAGGCACTTTGTGTCTTGCCGCCACTATTTTGCTTTTGGGATATATTTGTTTTTCCCGAAGAAAACGAAAAGTTGAAGAATGTATCCATCCTGATGATTGTCCTCTTCATTTACCAACAGGTGCTTGGCATATATGTAATAAGAAATGTGGGGGAGATCACTGTTTTCATTGGGCCCAATGTAAACCCACAGAAGTGAAGGTTGAAATTAAGGATGGTATGAATGTTTACACATCACAACCTGAAATGCCTCATACAAATAGGAAAAAGAAGGAGCAGCCTGAAAAGAGGCATAAATTTGATGATCGTTACCGTTATTATCTTAAAATGGTTCAAATATATTCAGGTGACGATCTTAAGGATTTTGATGAAGACATTGAAAAATGGGAAAAGAAATTCCGTGAGCGGGAATACAATGAATCCACTGAAGAACGGGAGAAACGTTTGCGTCAAGTCCAGGATGAATTTGATGCATGGTGGGATGAAGTCACTGAAGATATGCAAGTTGCACCATCAACCACCATGGTTGCTACTAGATTTCCTAAAAAATCAAGTTATATGCTTGATCGACGGAATGCAACATATGGCGAGGAAGGAATTAAAGTGGCTCAGTTTAGTAAAATGGAACCTGTTTTTGATAGGTATTTTAATTTGAAACAAATTAATGAGTCACGCCCTGAAGCCGTTGCGGAAATTACTGGTGCTATGTTAGCTGTCTGGTTTATGACAGCATTTATGCAGGAATTTGGCCGCCAATCTTTTAAGGATGTGCGTGAGCTTGCTGGCAACGCTATGGAACCGGAAAAGAAAAAGAAAAATAAGAAACAGAAGCAGGAAGATAAAGCAGTCAAGGCTGCTGAAGAATCATCCAAACATTGTTTCCGGTTGTTATTTCCTAATTCTGGACCGTGTAGTTGTCATGATAGGAAAACACATACCTTAGATTATCAGAAAGGGAAAGCCGCTGTAACTATGTGTACACGGCGTGTGTGTAAACAAAATCCATTGAAAGATTGCCCATTTAAACATCCTAATGTTAAGCAAAAGAAGGAAGCTTATGAAGATAAGAAGGAGGATAAAAGATGGGTGCCAGTTGAGAAGAAAACCGAAGCTTTTCTTGATGTCCGTGCTATTACAACAGAAGATCAAAATCGTTGGTTAGAATCTGTTGGGGTTTTGTCTGTTAATGGGGCTGTCTATGCAAATTGCTTTGTTGCTAAGAACCGTGTTTGGTTTGGTAAGCATGCAGACGGCTTCACGGATGATAAAACCATAAAATTTCACTTTAAACAAGGGGAAATTGTACTCCCAATGTGGACTGTTTACCAGAATGGTAATTCTTTTAAAGATAAAGTGAAAATGGTCGCACGTGATGATAAGGGTTCTATTTTCTCTTATGAAGCACCCGAAATTAACCAAATGAAAATTCCCAGTTTGAAAATCGCTAATTCGATTCCAACAGATAATGCACAAGTGTGTCTTGTATCAAAGTTTTCAAAAATGGTGGGTGGTCTGAAGGACCACATTTCACCTGGGAATATTAATGGTTATTCCTCAACCGATCTTAATAATACCGGTTATGCTGATTCAGTGACTTACAACTGCCCTAGTGATGAAGGTAGTTGTTTTTCTCCAGTGATCCTACGTGGGTCACAAGGCACTGTGGTGGCAGTGCATACTGCGGGTTTAAAACTCTCTGGGGTTTTGTTTAACCAGGGAGTTGCCGCAGTGAATTTTCAGTAGCCCTCTACTCGCAGCAAATTAATCTAGGTTATTGGAACCTAGAGCTGCGGGCAGAGGGCAAATCTGATATCTGGCGTGCAGTCGGATCTAGTTTGAAACCAAAATATTTTGTTTGTAAATATTCAAATAATTCTGTTACGGTTGGTCATACTGACCCTTATTTTAGTGCCTTCCTTGCTGAGAGGTACCGTAATATGTCGGAAGCAGCAATACTGCGTTTAAGTAAAACTTTTCCCGAAATTAAAGAAAGTAGGGATTATAAGAGTGCCCATTGTAAATATGCATGGGGCACACCGACACAAACTAGTGCACACCGGAATATATTGCGTTTTATGAATCCTATCACCGATCCGGATAAATTGGTGTGGGCTCAATGTGAGAATTGGGCTATGGATCATTTTTCTTTCATGCGCGAATCGAAAATTTGCTGGGATTTTGATTATTGTACACAATCATTGAATCAACAATCTTCACCCGGGTTTCCTTATTCCCGTGGTTTTGGAGAATACCCAGCTTTTGCTTCTAAAGCGAAATATTTTCAGTACAAGGATGGAGATTTTGCACGTGGCAATTATGCCAAGTATTTACAGGCAATTTCTGATCCTAATTATGTACCATTGAGTTGGTACACTTGTACTAATAAGAAAGAAATGCGCAAAGTGAAGAAAATTAAGGCCGATGAGTATCGTGCGTATTTAGCAGCCAACGTTGATAACAGTGCTGCTGGTAATGGAATTACATTGGATATGAACCGTAAGTTTTATGATTCTTGGGCAAGTTCTGCCTCCTTTGTTGGAGGAAGCACTTTTCATGGCGCATGGAACATACTTTTTAGACGCTTGGAGAAACATAAGCGAGGATTTGAAATGGATGTCTCAGCGTGGGATGCCACGTTGGGGCAAGCTTTAATAGAATCGCTTTCTCGCGTCATGTGGAGTTTTGTTCAACAAAGTGATAAATCATTAGAGAATAAAACGAGATGGGATAATTTGTTTAAGGAAATTTATCAATCTCTCGTCATTTGCCCAAATGGTGATGTTTTCTTTAAAACACAGGGTAATCCTTCTGGATCTTTTTTAACAATTGTTACTAATACAATTATCCATTATATGCTTTTTTGTTATGCATGGATTAAGTTATGTCCAGGAGAAACGTCTTACCGAGAATTTAGTACCAATGTGTGTCTCGCCCTTTGTGGCGATGATTCTTTATTCACTGTTGCTGATAGTTGTGATTGGTTTCATACTTTGTCAATCACTGAAGTCTGGAAAACTTTGGGGATCCAGGCAAAATTTGAAGCAACTGGTGAAGGTTCATTAATAGAAAGACAGTTTCTATCACAACGCACGAAGAAAGTTGGTGGTGCATATGTACCTTATCCAGAGTATGATAAGGTGGTTTCTTCCATGTTGTGGCATACGCGAGCACATCGTCATATTCGATGGAGCTATCTTAAAGCTTGTGCTCTGCGAATGAGTTCTTTTTGGAATAATGAGTGCCGAATGCTTTTTTCTGAATATCTTGTGTGGTTAAAGAGTAATCCTGAGTTTGTGCGGAAGTTGAATTCAACTTGTAGCAGAACGAAGGATGATCCTTTCACATTTGAAGAGATTAATTCTGTTTATAAAAATGATGAAGAATTGCATCGGCTTTTTCTTGATACTGAGAGCCGGTCGGCCATAAATATACAGCCCGGTTTGAAAATCGATTCTGTCGAATTTCAGTTATCAAAATATGCCGCAAGTCAAAGTTATGGTTGGAGGGAAGAAGAAGAAGGGGCGGAAGAAGAAGAAGAACCAGTTGAAAGTGGATCTTCGTACCGTTCTACCTCGCAGGCGAGTTAAACCTGTTCGAGGTAGAAAAAGAAATAATCTTACCGGAGGAATGCCTATGCGTATGTCGGGAGTGGCAGCCCCAGCTGCAATGGGGATTAAAACACGTGTTGGTGCACCTCAAATTAATAGAGGTAAAACCTTTTGTGTCAAACATACTGAGTATTTGGATGATTTATCCGCTCATAATGATTTTTTCATTGATGAAGATCAAATTTATTCATTGAATCCTGGGAGGGCTATTGATTTCCCATGGTTGTCATCCATTGCTCAGAATTTTGAGCAATATCGATTCAAGCGTTTGCAGTTTCGGTATATGACACGTGCGTCTACAAGTGCCAGTGGAACTGTGTATATGTCTACACAATTGAATCCTGCTGATTCAAATTTTGCAGATAAGCAAGAGATGTATTCTTACACCGGTACAACTTCAAATATGGTTTGGTCTTCTAACACCCATAATTGTTTGTTAAAACGTAGTGACCCTTACAAAAAATACTTTGTTCGTGTTGGTGACTTGGCTTCTGGTCAGGATATCCAACTTTATGATCAAGGTAAATTTTCTTGGGTGATGATTGGACCAACCACTGGAGTTTTGGGTGAACTTTTAGTTGATTATGAGGTTGAGTTTTTTAATCCTAAGAGGAGTCCGGCAAGTATGCCTGGAAGTGCTTTTTTGGCAGGCATAATGGATCAGAAGACTGATCCTGTTGCTTTTTTAACACCATATGCACCGGCGAATGCTGTTCCTGGATCTCAGACCAATTTTAGCTCTTTTGGTGCATCTCAGGATGTGCTCCCCAAACCTGATGGTGATTGGGGGCCTTTTCCACCTGGTGTGTACCAGATTACAGTTGATATGTTACAAGTTGGTGCTTCTGATCTGGAAGTTACTAATTCACCTGTTCCATATCAATCTCAGCCTATTCAAGTAACCTCTTTTGAGTATTCTGCTTATGGTAATAATCAAGAGGTTTTAACTTGTTATATTTGGTGGATCACCGGAGGAGATTGGACGTTGCATTCACATGTTGAAATTCTTGATATTGATAATGACAAGAATATTGCATACACGGTCTGTGTTTCTTCTACCACGGAACAGTTTGCACAACTTCTTGGTTTAGCTACTCCATCACTTGTTAGTGAGAAGAAGAAATTGCCAATGAAATACAAGACATTCGAGGTGAAGGGTAAACCTGGTAAGAGAGAAAGAGAGAATAAATCCCGTCCTAAGGAAGTACCAGCGGAGTCTCGACCTGCTGTGGAAAATAGCGACTCTGATTTCGAAGGTGTTGACATACTTCGGGGGCAGATAGCCGCTGTGGCCTTGGATAAGCGTTCAAAGTCATCTGAACGAAAGGAGCGTAAAGCTCGGAAGACCGCTGAGAAACCAGCGTAAATTAAACCCACTGTTACGGTGGTTTTGTACAGTTTTATTTTCCATCGTGAAACCTTAATTGGTGACAGTGTTAGAAAATAGTAACCATACGAAAGTAGGATTTGACGATCCAACGAGAACTGGAATAGTAGCGAAAGCGAAAGTAC